CGGAAAAGATTTGGTTTACGCGTCAACTTAATAGCTGCATTGGTAAACCGAATCAACTCGCAATAACAACTTTCGCAAGAGATCTATTGATTTTTTATCTAATCTATACAACACTACAAATAATACAATTCTATTAAATTCAGAAACTTTTAATAATTACTATTTAAAGAAATTTGAACAAGAAACTTCACTCATCCTAAAAAAATATCAAAATTCTGTTTCAAATATTACTGAAAAATATGAAAATCAGTTTCAAAATTTTATTTTAGATCAAGATAAAGCTATTAAAAGTGCTAACCTATTTTCAAAAAGTGTCAATGACAGATTAAAGGATTTAGTAAGATTAAATGAACGAATCCAGAATATTGAATTAGAGTTTTCTAAAATTATAGGAATAGAAACTACTAAAGTTAAAGAAGATTTAGATGGTTCTAGAATAGCTTTAATTGGTGTAGTTGATTCAATTACTATAGAAGCAACTACAAAATTAAATGAAATAAATACTGCACATTCGGATTTTAAAAATTTAGTTGAAAAAGCTGGTATCTATGAATTAACGCAAAACTACAAAACAAAGGCCAATGAAGAAAAAAAAGATTACAAACTAAATATGTGGCTTACCATTGGAGCCATAGTTTTAGCAATTATTGCAACAATTGTAGTTATTACAATTCCTATTATTGAACATTGGAAAGCTAACCCTCCTGTAGATATGGATTACTTCACGCTATTTGCTAGGTTATCTATATCAATCATGTTCTTTGTACTAGCTCTATATACTTCCAAACAAGCAGCAAAACATTATGAATGTTATCAAGAGAACCATCGTACTTTCTTACAACTTGCCGCGCTTGAACCATTTATGACTCGAATGTCTCATGATGAACAAAAAGAAATTCGTAAAGGACTTATTCCTAGTTATTTCAATCAAGGTTCAGATGGAAAGTTTGCAGCGAAGGCCGATGAAGTAGACATGTCTATGATGTTCACTTTCATGGATAAACTTTCGAATTTTTCACAGAATAAAAAAGATGATAATACTACTGAAATAAAAGCTACGGAGGCAAAAGTACAAGGTTGATTATATTTCAAGGAAAGTTAAGTGGACTCTTACTTTCCTTTTTTCAGGTTGTCGGTAGTGTGCTGTTATGGCAAGATAGTGGTGTACTATTATTAATTTATTAAAGGTACATATATGAGAAAACGTACTGTAGTTTTTACGATCGATAAAGTAAGACGCTTAAATCAGCTTATGCGTGATAAGCCTGGTATTACAGCAAATGATATTCCTTTGTCAGATGAAGGTCGTAAAGTCGTGCGTAATTTTCAACCGAATATGGAAGCTATAAATGCTGCATTTAATCAGGCTATGCAAGACTTATGAGCCAAGCACCTGATCCTAAATATAGTTGGGTTTTTCAAAAATTAACTGAAAATGATAATGGGCAATTCAATTTAGAAAGTATGGTTGCCTATACCATTTATAAAAAACATAAAATTGATTTCATTAATCAAATCAAAGCTCGCCATAACAACCGCGATCCTAATGATCAAGAATGGCAAACTTTTCATATTCAATGTGAACTTGAATCTTCTCTAAGAGGCTATAGAAACCAAGCGACTATTGTGGTCAGTAATCTTTTGAATGTAGCATTAGGATCTGAGATTGCAGCATTAGAAGAACAAGCATTATTAGAATCAAGCGTTAACTCTAAACTTACGGTTGTGGAAACAAAGATAAATTCTATCAATGATCACCTCAATAAACAGCAAGGTATAAAGTGGTGGTTCAGCGAAGTTAGTAATAATTTCATGGTCAATATTGCAACCATCATCTTTGTAGGTGGGCTTGCTACGCTTGTTATAAATTTTGATAAGGTTTCTGATTGGGTTAAAAGTTTCTTTAACTAGTAGAACAAAAAATTATGCCACTTAGCTTAACGTATAGAGCTGATCTAGAAGAAATTACTGTTCAGAAATTACACTCTTTGAGTGTAGAATTTGATACTAGTCAAGATCCTATCTATCAACTAAATAATTGGTATCATAGGGCAATCTCACAGCAACCGCGATCAATTGTTGAGTCTAGGGCACTATCCATCCCAACTGAAAGACTTAATACTTATAATTTTTTAAAACATGAAATTAAAATAGGTGGCAACCTTAATAAATTCCTTCATAAGCCTATTACTAAAGCCAATTTTTCTGATGGCTTCTTAAATGATCTAAATTTATATCATTTTCACTTAGGTGATGGTTATGATGAAAAAAATAAGGGATTTATAGCGCGATCTGATTATGTAGCTATAGCTAAAGTCACACCCACAGAAGTAATTGTTTTATGTATTGAAAATCATAATAAAAAAATAAATCCTAATCTTTGGTATGACTACAAGATTATAGAAATTTTGCATTGTGAATTTCCATCATACCTTTCCAATCTCAAAATAGATTCTGATTCAAACTGCATAGTTGAGAATATAGAAGAAAGAAAAACTTATAGAAAAAGCAAAATGAATTGCCCAATTAGAATGTCAGATGGAACGACCTATCTTCTCCCGGGTCTTGGAGTAGATGTATCGGGAAATAGCCTTAAAGCAAAAATAAGCAGCTTTCAATATGTACATATTTTTAACAGGATTAGTGAAAAAATCATTCCGCTCATAATCAAATTACAATTATTAAATAACGATTACAATTCAAATAAGCTAACCGTCACTCTTTTGAATGTAGATAAATGTTCAGCTATCCTTAGACTCAATTACGATAATAAAAATTCTATTTTATTGCTAGACTTAAATAAAAATTTATTGAAATCAATTAGATTAGAAAGTTTTTATATTACCAACATAAAGTACATGTTTACATTTGAGGAATTTGTTGTCACGTCAATAGAAACTGATATTTACGGTAATATATTACTTATGATGTTTGATAGAAACTCAGTTAATGATTTCAATTTTTTATTAAAAAATCCTATATTTGAAAAAGAATTAAACCTTCTTATAAACATTAACAATAGGTTTAAAGCCACAGTATTATCAGATGATATCTGTATTCTTTAGATATAAAATTACAACACTGCCCTTCTAAGCCAAACCCTCATAGATCGTTGTACATAACTCACATTGAGGGTTTTACTAGGATTCCACACTTATTACCGATTTTTTGACGCTTTCACGTGTTGTTGATAGTACCCTGTTATGGCAATATAGCGGGGTATTGTTTTTTACAAACTATTAATTATGAAAAGAATTTATCCATTCATTTTAACTATTTTCGCTTTAAGTGCCTGTTCTAATGACACTCAACAAGCTAATGATACAGCAAAAACTGAGTTCGATAAAAAGCAAACTGAACTTGAAAAAAATATAGCAGATCAAGCTGAACAAGACCGCCCACAGTTTGAAGTCCCTGCAGTGGACTACACCTCTCCAGTAGCAAAGATTGATCTGAATAATGATGAAGAAATTATCGCTTCAGTTGGCTTGCCTGTCATTGAGAAAGAAAAAGGCTCAAACCAGAATGGTGAGCCGATGACAACTTATTACTTCAGTGATGATTTACGCAATGGTTTGGAACTTAGTTTAAGCCGTGAATTTGTCGATGTATCTTGGCAATATGATTCAAAGGATTTGGCAAAATCAAACGCAGTATTTGAAGCTGGCCAAAATATCACTCGTGCTTTACTTGGTGGTAAAAATGGTGCGGATCTTTATGAAAAAATTGCTAAAGGTAGTAAATTCGAATCTATAAGTTTAGATGATGGCACCGTGATTCAAAATGCTCGATGTGGGGCTAGTGTTTGTCGTTATGAAGTGGTGAGATAAATTAATGTCTCAAACTAATAATACCTCTAATGCAGACAAAAATTCAGGTCTTGAAGTTTTCGCTATTTTTGCAGCAATGATCATCATTTTTTTAATTTGGGTCAACTATCCTAAATTCATGCAATCTATGGATAATCCAGTTCAAGATAAAAATCCAAAAATTGTTATTCCATACAAAGCTCAACAAGAAGCTGAACCAGCTAAGGATGAAACACAGTTCCAAAAGGTAGGAGAAAAATATGGGACATATGGTGATAGTTATGGTTCATTAAATACCTTATTCAGTGGTCTGGCTTTTGCTATGCTGATCATTTCTTTATTTATGCAACGGCAAGAACTTCAAGCCCAACGTAAAGAATTAGAAGCACAAAGGAATGAAATTAAGGAAAGTAATGCTATTGCTGAAAAACAGCGACAAATCACTGAACAGCAAGCTACCCTAAATGCCCAACAAATAAATGATGCTAAAGTTCAAAATTTTTATACACTTCTATTTAAATTTTTAGAAGAAAAGCATCGCAAAGTTGAAGAAATGGATGGGCGTTCAACCACTGGAAACCTTAATGGAGATACCCAGTTCGATAAGTTTATCCATTTTATTGAAATTGATTTTGAAGGATCTATTGATAAACTCGATTTTGATAATGAGGCATTAGATCCGGATGCCATTGGTTCTTATATCTATCAGGCTGTTCTTTATGCCAATGATCAAACTAATAATGTAATCTCCAATTCTGAATATTTCGAATATTTGTGCTTTATTTTGCGTTTTATTGAATCACACAAGGATTTAGGAATTACAGAAGATGCAATAAAAGTTTTTATTTCTTATCAAAGTTTTAATGAAGCATATGCTATGTTCCTCTTCTCAATCTATTTAGACGATGAAGAATTACAAACATATATTACAAAATACGCTCTTTTGAGAAAACTTAATACTTTTCAAACTGAAGATGAAAATTTCAGTGACTTAGCCTATTTCTTACTTGGTGAAGATGCATCTACGCCATAAATATAAAAAGGTCACTCACTGTGACCTTTTTTTTCCCTATACCCTGCCAACCACATCTGTGGTGCTTCTGCCCAGTTTCGATATGCTCGCGGTTCTTCTATGCCGTTTAGCGTATTCATAAATCTTTCACGCCACCATTCTTCCATCATTCGAGTTTTATATTTAGGAAAACCCGGTGGGTTCATGTCCAAAGTGACATTTTTGTAGAAGAGTTCGAAAAGTTGGTCAGGATGCATTTTTTGGATCCTCTGCAGCTAAATCCCAATAGCATAGATATTGTTTTTCAAAATCCTGCTTTGTTTGTCCCATTAAAGAAAAGTATGCATACAGTAATGCATCTGCCATATCATCTGTTTTCCATTCATCTCGAATAATTTTTAATTTGGGTTTAGGTTTACGCTTAAATGATTTTTTATAAATGGCAAAGGACTGATAGCATGCCTTTCTTATTTTCCGATCTTTTATTTTAGGAATGCATGCAGGATCGAATGGAAAGTCGGCATTGATATCCCAGGACAACTCTGGAGTGACATTAGCACAATAATTAAAACAGCGAAGGTTTCTGCCTGCTACAAACCCATTCCAAAACAGCTTATTTTTAAAAAGCGTATTAAATAATGGTGCAATGTAAGCCATATTTTTCATTGTTTCGTGACCTCACATTTCTATACGCTGTAAACCAAAACGTTTAAGGTCTTCAATATTGAGTAATTCAATTTTTTCATTGAGACAGATTAGAATCGGTTTATCTATTTTTTCCTGAAAATCAGCCAAATTTGCTTTTATATTCTGGTATTCATCTTCGCCTTTTAGATAAACGATTAAACCTGCAGAGCCGGCTGCTATGGATTGTACTAGTACTTCGGTCATTGTATTAATCCCAACTTGAACTGGACGTAGATCCACTGTCATAACTTGACGAACTTTCATAACTACTGTCATGCGATGAATTGCAGTGCGGTGGGCTTAAATCAAAAGACCGAAAACTTGAAGAAGGAAGTTCAGTACGACAAGGTTCGGAAAAATCTGAATATTGCTGCTTTAGCGTCTCTTGCTGATGCATAGCAAATAAGGCTATATCATTATCGTTGTTGTTTTGAATGGAACGTCTTACTGGTAAAGCCGCTGCATGTACTTTTAATTGTTCAGCCTTACAATTGCATTTAACTTTTGATGAGAAAAACCATCGTCGATTGCATATAGAACATTTAATCATTTTCATTGTTCTCCATATTTTCGTCATTTGCTGCTTTACGCCCAGTTATTTCTTTAAGTGTCATGAGTTTTACCTCAGGGTTTGGCAGCGCACTTGGTGATATTTCATGGGTTATCCGAAGTATTACTAAACGGTATAACGTGACTTATATCGGTATTGATACAACAGGTATGGGGGTTGGCGTTGCGGAATTGGTACGTCAATTCTTCCCTGCAGTTCATTCATTCAAATATTCGCCAGAAGTTAAGGCTCAGCTCGTCTATAAAACCTTAGATGTGGTCCGCAATGGACGACTTGAATATGACGCTGGAGATAAAGACCTGACTCAATCATTGATGAGCATTAAGAAAACAATTACAGCAAGTCAAAAACAAATCACTTTCACTGCCGGACGTTCAGAAGAAATTGGCCATGCAGATCTAGCATGGGCACTTATGCATGCAATTTATAACGAACCATTGGCTGGCATAACAGAAACAAATACTTCCGTATTGGAGATTTATTCATGAACCATTTTTCAACAGCTAAAAGTTTGATTAGTTCAGCACTTAACTATTTACCCCAACCTTTACAACAAGCCATTCCACAAAAAACTGAAGCATTTTCATTTGGTGATGCAGTACCAGTACTTGATGGAAATGATTTAGCAAATTATATGGAATGTTGGTTCAATGGTCGGTGGTATGAACCGCAAGTAAGTATGGAAGGATTATCCAAAAGTTGGGGATCCACACCATACTTGAGTAGTGGAATTATTTTTAAACGGAACTTTTTGGCCAACTTATTTATTCCACATCCTCGTTTAAGTCGTAAAGCATTTGAACAAATTGCTTTAGACTTTATTTGGTGTGGAAATACTTATGTTGAGGACATTAAATCCAGACTAAAAAATACAATTGAATATAAGCCGGCATTGGCAAAGTACACTCGTGCTGGGGAACATGCAAGTCAATATTTTTATTTAAACCATGGCAATCGTGGTTATGAAGAATATGAATTTGCTCAAGACCGTATTTGTCATATTCGAGAAACGGATATTAATCATGAAATTTATGGCACACCAGAATATATGTCTGCATTACAAAGTGCATGGCTGAATGAATCGGCCACTCTATTCCGTCGTAAATATTACAACAATGGATCTCATGCCGGTTTCATCTTATATGTGAACGATCCAGCCAGTGATCCAAAAGATATTGATGCTTTACGAACTGCATTGAAAGAAAGTAAAGGACCAGGGAATTTTAGGAACTTATTCTATTACAGCCCAAATGGGAAAAAAGATGGTATCCAAATCATTCCAACTTCTGAAATTGCAGCAAAGGATGATTTTACAAATATCAAATCTATTACTCGGGATGACATACTTGCTGCATTGCGGGTTCCACCTCAGCTCATGGGTATTGTTCCAAGTAATGCTGGTGGTTTTGGTGATATTAAATCTGCCACTGAAGTTTTTTATCACAATGAAATTATTCCTCTTCAGTCACGTTTACTTCAGTTCAATGAATGGGCTGGCGATGAAGTGATAAAGTTCAAAGAATATGGATTAATTCAATCAAAATAAAATTAATTGGCTATTTGCATTTTAAAGTTGAAAAGTGCTTATTAAACTCGCATTTCTGTAAAATTAAACTTTGATATTCAATAATTTTATACAACATTCAGTAATCAATAAGGTGTATTTCTATATGTCACTTTCATCAATTATCAGATCAACAGCACCAAAAGATAAAGAAATATACAATATTCTAAAAAATATTAGTCCTAAGAAGGACCAATTTAAAACTGTTAGCGGGGATACTGCTTTTTCAAAATACCCTCCTATTTGCGACTATTTTTTGAATAATAGAATTGAAGCAGGCTTGGTTGGAACAACCTTTGATCTAATGACTAAATTAGTATCTTCACATTATACAAAAGATAAGATTAACTTTGATTCTTTACTAAGCCCTGCAACAGATAGGGTTATTTCCCAAAGCGATGCGATATATGATTTGCTTATTGAGTATGAACAAATTATTGAAAATACTTTAACAATGCCTAATACGGATCATTTCACATTAAACGATAATTTGATTGATGCTGTAAGCTTTCTTGCTAAACTCGAATCATATTATCGCTCAGGATGGTTTTTTCGGGAATTGGATGCCTATGGTGAGAAATACTTTATAAGCAAACCAAGTAACGAAGTTAGAAATGAAGTTACAGCTATGACAAAAGCTTTTCAGAATACTTTTTTTGGTATCAATGGTATGGTTCGTAGTGATAGTTTGATTACCTATACCCCACATTTTTCAAACAAAATTACTTATGCATTTAGAGGTATTGATGCTGATATTTGCATAGATAGCACCTTATATGACATAAAAAGTACGAAAAAATTAGGTTATAGAATTTCAGAAATCTCGCAACTCACAGCATATTATTTGAGCTATTTATTGGATCGACTTGTTTGTTCTGACATAGATGGTGAAATTCAACGCCATAATATTACACGTATTGCATTTTACCGTGTTCGGTATAATCAGATTGAATATTTCGATGTGAGGAATTTCTCAGTTGAATTTTTGACAAATACTCTACTGGAACTAAACTCAAAACTTTCTATAGGTTTTAATGAAAAACATATTAAACCCAATCTCATAATGCAAATTTTGAATAAAGATTAAAAAAGGTGAAACTAATCTATTACACCTTAAAATACAAATAGCCAATTAATCCAATAATAAAGCCTGCAATTGCAGGCTTTATTATTGGATTAATTACAAATGAGAAATATTCGCACCTACCCAACCCATGATCTGACCCCGCGCAGTTGCCCCACCCCACCTGCCCGCTCTAAATGTGGCTGATTTACTGCAGAGCCAAGCAAAGTAAAAATTAAGGCCAAGGCAGGCCATTATTAGTGACTTTCAAGGCTTAGGATAATTTTTTAATACTGCATTTCACTGCAGATAATACTTTTATTATGAAGTACTACCTATCCACTTTCCATCTACAGAATATCTCAACCAAACCTTATCCCTTGCCTGTACCCAATAACCAATCCAATCATTATTAATATCGAATTCATTCATGAAATTATTTTTAACCACTACTAAAATACCAATAAAATTAGCTTTTTCATCAAAAATTAGCCGAACTTTTTCATTTGCCTTTACTGTGAAAGCAAGTAACTTAAATTCCAACGACCATATATAAAGATCTTCAATATTATGAGTAACCTTTGGATTCAATCTTAATGTAGCTTTCGGATTCAAACTCAGTGTAGCTTTCGGATTCAAGCTCAATGTTGCTTTCGGATTCAAGCTCAGTGTAGCTTTCGGATTCAAGCTCAGTGTAGCTTTCGGATTCAAGCTTAGTGTAGCTTTCGGATTCAAGCTCAGTGTAGCTTTCGGGTTCAAACTCAGTGTAGCTTTTGGATTTCTATTTAATGGTATTTGCATTTACAACTCCCAATCTCTGGACCAACATGAAATTATTAAAGCTTGTCAAAACTTTTTGAATTTATAGAGAATTTTATCTTACTAAACGACATGTATAAATATTTTACATTTTATAGTTCAAGCACATTATTTAAGCCTTTCCCATCTTTTAGGCACATAAAAATGTATTTTCTAGGTAATGGCTTTCATTTGAAGTAGTAAAGTAATAATCAAAGTTAAGTATTTGTATTTTAATAATTAATTATATTACATTTGAAAGTAATTTTTTGTAATATCTAAAGTAATATCTTATAAGTTATTGATTTTATTAAAGTGATGAATTTATAAATATCACTTTTTTTAACAGTAAGAAATTACTTAAATATTACCCCTAAATTACTTTTTAAAACCTCTGTAAGTTATTGTATTAAATATAGTTATAGAAAAATATTACTTTATTACCTCAAAAAAATGCTAGTTCCCAAATATTTTTTATTTCAACAAATAAGGGGTTTTTAATGTTTTTTACTCAATTCTTTTTATTTACGTGGGAACAACTTGGGAATTTTTCGCATCAAAAACTCATTTAAACACACTTGCATATAAATTTAAGTTATTGATTATTAACAATAAATTGGTGCGCTCAGCGTGCACACGAATTAATGTTTAAAATATTGTTCTATATAGTTAATTTATTTATTTGTTTTAAATGTACCGTAATATGTACCGTAAAAAATCAAAGTGCATCTATTTGGTCTTGGGTTCTAGTCCTTAAAAAAGCATATAACACTTAAGCACAAGATGCACGCATCAACTTTTGGAAAGAATTAAAGCCCTCACTTAAGGGCTTCTACTTCCGGCCATACTTTACTTAATCGTTCGACATCAATTGCGTGTCCATCTGCTTTTTCTGCCATGCTTCGATATTCTGCTGTGCATGCTTCGAGTAACTCACTGTTGGTAATGGTGTACTCAACGATGGTTTGATGGGAAGCTGTGGACAAACGCTTGTTGGCTTCACTGAGTTGCTTTGACAGCCCATTATTAGCCAACTCAGCACTACGAGCGGCAACATTCGCATCTTGTATTTTTTTAATCGCATTTTGTTCTACCTTGATATATTTATCTGACCATGTTTGCATGATGGTGGCTTTTTCTTCTTGGGCCTGATCAATTGCATCTTCATAGGGCTTAATGGCTTTGGCCACACGTACACCACATGCGGTTTCGGCCTCTTTAAGCTTTCCACTTAAGTGATTGGTATATGTAATTTGCCCCAGCCATAAAACAGAAAGGACCGCTATTGCGATCCAGTATTTAAACTTCCATAAAACTATAAGTATTGGCATCATTGGTTCCATTTTTTATAGGCATTGGCCAACTTAACGTCATAACTATTTTTTGCATATGATTGACCGTTATAGCCCTTAGCAAAAGCTTTCCAATCCTTATTTTTAAGTGCATTCACAAGGTTATTTACTTTGATATATCGGCACATCGCATCAAGCTGAGCCGCTTCATCTTTGTACATGGCATTAATAAATGCCTGAAGTGATGAATAACCAAGAGCTTTCCAGTGATAACCCATCACCTGCCCAATTCCCCATGATGCAGACTCTAATGCGGAATCCCGATGATATTGAGCTGCTGCATTTAATCGTCCGTGTTGAGCTGAATACAGACCATAAGCACCAGTTGATTTACTGCATAAATCTGGACGCTTAATCATCATGTCATCACAAATTTTAGACTTATCATTTGTAATCAATCGCTGACGCATCACATGCCGTTCAAATAGAATCACCGGTGTTTCATCGGCATTAAATCCTGAACCTTTACACTCAACCTCGATCACTGCCCGGAGTGATGCAATCTCAATACTTAATGCTTTAGCCTGAGCTGCAATTTGTGCCTCAGTAAGTTTTTTGCTCACTTCTTCCACTCCTCTTTAAATTCACGAAAAATATCAAGCAAGGACTTACCTTCTCTCTGCTCAATGAAATTAAATACCCAACGAACCAAAGCCCATCCCGGCAAACCGCAAACGAAAAAAAAGCCCCCCAAGGCAATCATCCCCCACACATCTGTCACCCACTCATGTAGCCCCCATTTAATAATAATAAAAGAACCACCTGCCAAGCTCGAAACAACAGTGCAGATCAGTCCAGTTACCCATTCTTGACCTGACCTTGGCATCCTCATCATCAAAACAACGGTTGCCACTAAAGCAATTGCAAGTGTTGTCACAATCACCATCCCATAAAACTTCATAAAAGCAGCAAAACTACTTGTAGACAATGGTTCCACATATTTCCCCTAATTTTCGGCAATAAAAAAGCACCTTTCGGTGCTATAAAAATTTCAGTAATCAAACCCCAACCATCTTACTTGCATGTGTTGACCAGTTTGCTGCGGTTTGATATGCAGTAAGTGATGCTGCTGGAACTTTAATTACACATGTAGTCTTTAAGTTAAGGAAAGCATATGTGTGTATTGTCGGTGGAGTTGTTCTTAAACAATTAATTTCATCGCAAGCAACTGCACCAGAAAAAGCCTCACTGGCTATATTTGATAAAGAAGTTCCTAATGTAATTTTTTTACATAGACTCGCATATCTAAAGCAATAGCTATCAATAGCTAAAACTGAATTTGGGATTATAATTTCTGCTAACTTGTCCCATCTCTCAAATGCACTTGATCTCAAATATTGTAAGACATTGGGTAATATTAATAATGTTGCATTTCCCCATGCATAAAATGCATCTGACCTAATTTCAGTGACAGCACCTAATATTTTTAAACCAGTTGGATAATTCCCGAAACGAGACCCTAACAGCTCAGCAGCAAAGCATTTTGCTGCGATATAACCAGATATTTCTGTAGATAATGTAACAACACCTACATTAACCGGGAAGTTGTTTAATGTACCGCTAAACTGAATTGCACCTCCCCCTGTAGTGTCAGCAGGAGCAAAGAGTTCAATTGACTTTGTTGCCCCATTTTTTTCTGCTGTAATCGTTACTTTTTGACCTGATGCATAGCTATTACCGCCAAATGAGATATTAAAATCTCCGTTTGCATCCGCTGTACCTGTATATGTTGTCATTATTCTTGAACCTCAATTGTGACTGTTGATCCAGCCTGAGCCTTACCCTTAATACTTGTCCCATCCCAACGCATATTCGCTCCAAGCAATTCATCAATATCGGCAGTAACATTTGCAGCCGGTAAAGTTGAACCCATCACTTTGTCTTTACTTACTGTTGCTACCAAAATCAAACTTACAGATTCAACAAAAAATGAATGCTCAAAAGTTTGGTATGAGTCGTAACCATCACGAACTGACCAAAGTCTTAGCGTGTGTGGTTTATTCGGTAGCAATTTAGATTTAAGAATGGTCACTGTATTTGCAGAAATGTTTGACTGTGAATCCACCACTAGATTTTCAGAAACCAATTCATAAGAATATGTCACGCCATTTTCAGCAGTAACCCCTGCTTCATAAAACCCCAGTATCTCGCCACCCGTTTGCTGTAAACGATTCCGATCCACCCAAGTTAAAATAATATCATTTGAAATCAACAAGGTTTCTGGATAGTAAAAACTATTAATTTTTACATTCGCTGGTGGGTAAGGACGGATTGCACGTGCTTTCATTTCAACAGAATGTGAACCTTTTAGCTCAAGTACACCTGATGGTGTGGTTGTGAGTGCAGAAACTAAAACTTTTTCACCTGCCACATATTCAGTTGCATCATAGGCAACATCGGTTCCACAGAAATAAAGTTTTAAACTTAAATCCCATTCTTGTGGTTGTGTATCCAATGCACCGCGCTTGACTGATACAACACCCGTATTAGGGTCAATACCTTGAAATACCATCAATTCAGATAACCCTGTCAGCCACTCTTTTCCGCACTGAATGAGTGTGCCAACTGGAACATTAGAAATTTTCTTCCAATTCTTAACGGTAAAACTTGTTGATACTTTTGATATGTTTTGATCTAAGTCAGCGATTTCTGAATATTGAATTGATCCAGCACGTATCCACTCATCATAGTTATTTGTCATCATCACAGCATAAAGTGAATTTGACTGCGGCTGTTCTGCTACAACCCCAACTAGGCCAAAGTTACTTTCATATGCCAGCTCATCATCAATCTGGCGTTGACCAAGTGCCATGACAGCCAAATAGTACGGCATCTCAAAGGGTTCATATTGGCAGGATTGAGGTGGTAGTGGCTTGTCAATCTGATCATCTGCAACAATCGTTGTATTCATCATTCCAGTTGAAGGCACAACTTCGACGAAATCAATCGAAACCTCATTGTTGGTTGGCCCACCGAGATTGATGCTCATGATGCGAACTAAAATAGTTCCGTTCCAACGCTTAGACCACGGCAAACGAATTAAGTCGTAACGATTCCACTTACGCGCTTCGCGCCAACCAGTTGTAAAAGTACCTTTATAGACACCTGTAGATAGCAGCTTAAGCTTCCAGTTCGCTACGATTTCCGCATTTCTCATATTCATAAAATATGGAAAATCTAAAGTTTCGGCATTGACTCGACCAAGTGTTTGAATCAAACCATTTTCAGAAATTGAGAATGATGAGTTCTTGATATTCGTTCGGTCATAAAAATTCACATTAACTTGATTAATCACTTCATCAGCATTGGTAATTTCATACTGCATGCTTTTGATTTTACTTTCTGAAATGCTGTGAATCTCATCTTCTTCAAACCAGTTATCTCGAAATAAAATTACTTCATAAAGACCGGTCTGACGGTTTACACGGATTCCAGCTTCGATGTGGTAGCAAAGCTCATTGATTGCATCGATACAGGATTTCTCAGTGATAGACCATGAAATACCCAAGCTTTCCTCATAAATACAATCCGCAGCTTTGATGAAATTAACATCATTTATAGATGTTTCAGGCTTAGCCATTGCCGCATCATCAGTCAGAATTTCACGAATTTTATGAATTGGGTTGATATCTGTACCAATGATTTCGACTTCTTTAAATGGTTTTGGGTAGTATACGTCTATAGAGACTGAGCCAACTGAATTACTATAACCAACCATTACCCCTGATGGATCTGTTTTAGATATATGAGCATCAATAGAAAAAGTACAATCCAAACTTTCCCCAACAAACTCAACAATATAATAGTGTCTATTTATTCCACCACCCGTATTGGAATAATCTACAGATAGAACCTCTCCACTAAAAAAATGAAATGGTACATAAGGGGGTAAATCAAAAGAATCGGATGTTATAAATTCAATTTTTACCTTATGAAGCGCATAAACACTGAAATTTACACGACATGTAACAACAGTTTCCCCTATGTTTGAGTCATTCCAGCGAAACTCTCCAAACCAACCACCATTTTGATCCAATCCTACAAGTTGCTCTAATAGTTCTTCATTATTCATTGTTGGCTTTCCTTTAGGGTTTTCTTCTTATGACACGGCGAGCATAACGACTGAAGGTTTGATTCATCATCAGTACCACCTTGAGCAACATTAACGATGTGATCAAGTTCTAATTGCATTGTGACCAAGCCACAGCACTGACATGTATATTGATCACGTAGATGTATCTTGTCTTTCAATCTGCGCCATGGTCTACCACCACGACCTGAACCCCAATTCTTTTTAGGTTCGATTGATTGTGTAGGCTTAGCTGCTTGTAGCCTTGGTTGAAGTCGTTGAAGCTTCATTTTTAATAAACTCCACTGTCACCTTGCCACGAAGTAAGCGGGTGTATATCTCACCTTTGCGCTTACTCTTCTTGGATAAACGCATATTAGGATGGAAACAAACTAAGCCCTGCTCTTCATTAGCCCACTTCACCCTTTTGATGCGATTACCATTCACATATACATATCGCCGACCTTTACCATCTTTTGCACTATGAAACATATCTACCCATCCAAATAAGCTGACTTAGGTTCGCCGTCATCATCAAGCTCAGTCTCAAGCCGATCCATCAGACTGTTGTTCTGTTCAACGATTTGGCCCATCAGATTGTTTTGCGCTTCCATCGTCTTGGTTAGTTGTTGGTTGCTTTGGATCAGAGCCAACAGTAAGTCGTTCGATACACAGCCGCATTCTTTCTTTTGATCGCTCATATTGTTTCTTCATCCATTCACGTCTTGCTTCACAGCCTGCACATGCCATAACAATTACTCAACGGCGCTTACATTCTTGAAGTGATTCTTCAATATTGTTGATTAGTCGGTTCTGCTTTTTAATGATGACCGTGATTGTATTTAGCTCATCAATAGATAAGTCTTGAGGATGTACCTGCTGTAATGCTGATACGTTTGTTTGATAGCGCTTAAGATTGCGCCGTGCCTCTATCACATCCATAAACACCACTCAATAAGAAAAGAAAAACCCCGCCAATAATGCATATTGAGCGGGGTTTTATGTGCCGTAATACGTTCGGCAAATGACAAAGGAAATATAGTGAAAGGTCTTATTTTTTCTCTTTCATGCAATCTCGACACACCTTGATTTCTTCATCATCAATTGTGTATTCGATTTCTGTTGCACCGTGAAAGCTAAATAAACACATTAAAAATTGGAGCATATTGTTTCTCCTTACAAAAAAAAGCCCACTCCAGTAGTAGTTGGGTGTGGGCTTAAACTAAGGACCTTGGAAGGTCAGAAACTA